TCGTGCTAAAAAGGATTGGGATGACTATATCAAAGAAATGATGAGCCGTGAAGACGTCGATGAGATCTTCGACTTTGTTGAATCTATTCTTAAGATGGCTTACGGTGAACGTTCTGAAGATGGCCGTACTTTCCGTAAAGACAAGAAACTTCAAGAAGACTTTGCTAACTCTGAAGCATACTCTGAACTATTCATTGATATGATTACAGATGCAGTATCTGCAGATGGTAAAGAAACTTCTAAGTTCTTTAGCGCCCTTGTAGGTGATCCAAACAAAGGAACTGTTCCGGAATCAGTTTCTAAACTCAAGAAATAAGATAATTGAGGGGTAAATTTACACCCCTCTTTTATTTTTATTTGATAGCGAGGTATATATGTTAGTTATTGATACACCCGATCGGGAATATTATAATGAGGACACGTATCAATTCATAACTATACCAGGTCGCCGTTTACATTTCGAGCATAGTTTAAAAACTGTTGCGGAGTGGGAGACATTATATCGCAAGCCTTTTTTAACTCGAGAGGAAAAGACCACTGCTGAGCTCTTTGACTATTTCTTATTAATGTGTCAAGAGGATATAAACTACTCGGATTTAACACCAGATGTAATTGAACAGGTTTCGTTATATCTGGAGGATAAACCAACAGCTACAGTTATCAATCCAGTGGAGAAACCAAGTAATAATGGAATGGTTATGACATCAGAGGTTATATATGCTTATATGGCCAATGCGAGGGTTCCATTTGAGTGTGATACTTGGAACATTCATAGACTCTTAACTCTTTTAGGTGTCATCGGTGAATTCAACGCACCTAAGAAGAAGAAGTCTACGAGTCAAATATTGGATGACTATGATCGTATTAATAATGAACGGCAAGAGAAAATTCGTAAGATGCGAGAGGAGCGTGAACGAAATGCGAATAAAGGTGCAGACAATTAAGAAGAAAACTGGGTTGTCTACAATGGCTACGAAAGCCGAAAACATGGATTCGGTTCGGCATGCTTTACAATCTCGCGGACGGAGTGGATTGAGCCGGCTGATTTCTGCTACTCCTAAACGATCAGGGTCGACAGCCTCTTCTTGGGGCATGGAGGTTGAAAAATCTCAAAATGGTTTAAGTTTATACTATTCTAACTCTAAGAAGATCAAAGATGGCACCCCTCTTGTTGTGCTTATTGTTAACGGCCACGGTACTGGTACTGGTGGATATGTTCCTGCTAATAACTTTGTTACTCCTATTGTAGATTCTATTGCAGATGAGATATTGAGGGAGGTGGAAAAAGTAATTGAGTAGACAAATAATTGAAGAACGTCTTATTAAGCTCGGTATTGATAATGAACAGTTCAAGACAGGTCTTAAAGAGTCCTTATCGTCTCTTGAAGACTTAGATAAATCCCTTGCAAAAGTTGATGGTAAATCTAGCTTTGCAAATACCGAGAAAGCCACTAAATCTCTAGGTCGCTCCCTTACCGAATTAATGGGCTCTGCCCCTAAACTAGGGGATATGTATATGGGCGCCTTTAATAAAATCGGATCTGCTGTTGGTAGTGCGACAGGAACCTTTAGTAAATTTGCATCTGGTGTCCTAAACTTTGTTTCTCCTATAACATTGGGTGGGAAACAAGCGTCTGAGGCTATTCAATCCATTGATACCTCTGTACAACAGACCAGCGGTAAATTTAGCATGCTACAATCCGTAGCATCTATTGCCTTGGGTAATATTGCGGCTAATGCTACAATGGCCGGCTTGTCTATGGCAAAGAACTTTGCGGGTAAGATACTTCATACAATCGCTCCGCTTAAAGCCGGTTTCGGTCAGTTTGAGGACAAGGTCAACTCAGTAAACATGTTGGTTGCTGCATTGGGTAAATCTGAGATGGGTCACATTACTGGATCCCTTGACGAGTTGCAAAAGTATGCGGAAACAACCAAATACTCAGTTAAGCAGATGCATAATTCGCTTGCTCAGTTCGTAAATGCCGGGGTGGGTCTAGATGATGCCACTACCGCTTTGAAAGGTTGGGGTAACCTGGCCGCTTCTGCTGGTGCAAGTACAGATGGATTTAACCGCTCACTCCAATTCGGGGTACAACAAGCATTGCAAATGGGTATGATGAATACTCAGAACTGGATGTCTGTTGAAAATGCGGGTATGGCAACTAAACGGTTTAAAGATATCTTGGTTGAAACTGCTAAGGCTTTAGGACAAAACGTTGACTTATCTGAAGGATTCCGGGGGTCTCTTAAAGACGGCTGGTTGACTAATGAAGTCTTAATTAAATCCCTTGAACAACTTGCTAATGATGAGACCTTGAAGAAGATGGCTTCTGACTTCCATACCTTTGGTGAAGCGGCAGAGGCTGTTGCAGACCAAGTAACATCTGGATGGGCTCGTGTATGGGAAACCTTATTCGGTCAGGCAGGTAGTGATGAGCTTACTGCATTCTGGACTAAATGGGGTAATGCCGCCGCTAATGCTTTGAGCGCAACTGCTGACAAGGCTAACGAGTTTGCGAAAGCATTCGTGTCTTTAGGTGGACGCGACAAAATAATGGGCCTTATGGATTCGGTATTCGGATCTATCGGTGGCGTATTTAAATCTATCGGTGGCGCTTTCACTCATGTATTTGGTGGAAACGTAAGTACTGTAGTTGGGCAAAAGCTAGTCGATATTATTGGAAAGCTTTCTGAGAAATTGAGACTAGGAAGCGCTGAACTTCATGCATTCCAACACATCTTTATCGCAGTCTTCCAAGGTCTTAAATGGATCGGTACTGAAGTAGGCGCTAAGATGAAACTTATCGCTACGCTTATTCCAAACCATATGATCAAGGACTTTATTCTGATCGTTGGTATGATAGCGAAAGCCCTATGGACAACTATTCGTGCGTTTGAAGTATTTATTAGTAAACTAATAAACTTTAGCAAGATTGGTAAGGTCTTTAGTTTCGTAGGAAACGCTATTAATAAGTTCTGGGATGCAGTACATAATGGCTTAGCCAACTTCTCTGAGAAGTGGTCTGCTGCATTTGATAAACTTCCTGGTGGCGTTGCAAAAGTCATGGATTGGCTTAAGAAATTCTGGGAAGTAATCAAGGTTCTTACACCGGCTATTGGACACCTTAAGCAAGAATTACATGGATTCTTCTCTAAGATTGCTAATCCGTTTAAGACTTTAGGTCATGCACTTGGCGATAACGGTAAGAAATTCAATGAGTGGTCATTCTGGGTAGGTAATGCTGTACAGCGATTCCCTATCTTTGGTAAAGCTCTAGGTAAGTTCATTGTCGGATTCTCGCATTTCAATGATGCGACTGGTCGTATGGACTCTTGGGCTGGTCAGTTTGGTCATAAACTAAGAACTCATCTTTCGGGTTTCTACAACAGTCTACGTAACAACTACCGACGGACTATTACAAGTCATAGAACATTCTGGAATAGCCTTAACGGGGCTATGGACCAAGTTCTTAATCGTCAGATTACAACCTGGAAGCAGTTCCGTGAAGCTGTTAAATGGGAATACTTGATTCCGCCTGGCATTCGCGACATGTTTAAGAACTTTAAGTTCTCTATGCCTGATATGTCAGGACTTAAGAAAGGTTTCGCGGCCTTTGCGTCTAATCCATTTGGCGCGATCAAGAGCGGTACCCAAGGACTTTCAAAATGGTTAGAAAACTCTACATTTTCTCTTAAGGCCTTTGGTGATATTGTTCGTAAGCACTGGCCTACTCTTGGAGAGTATGCTGATAAATTAGACAAAGTAAAATTCTCATTGTCTTTCCTTAAACCAGTCGTAGATAGTGTCGGTAAGGCATTTGAATGGTTTAATTCTAAGATCTCGAAGATTAGCTTTGGTAAGATTAACTTCGGTGGTGCCGGTAAAGTCTTTAGTGACGCCGGTAAAGCGCTTACTGCGAACTTCTCTGAAGGTATCGTTCCTGGTATCGTTAAATCTATTGACGGATTCCGTAAGTGGGTTGGCGAGCTAGGTGCAGTCAAATCTATCTTTGGTGGACTAGGATTAGGGGCAGGCGTTATCGGCGAAGCCTTTAATACCATTCGTAAAGAAATGGGCAAATCTAAGATTGACTTCAGTAACTTTAAGACAACCCTAGAAACATTTAAGGGCTGGTTCCATGGTTTCTGGCATGGCTTAGCTAATGTCGTATCAGGTGATACTTTCTCTAAAATTGGAGCAGGTATCAAGAACGGATTTAGCACGGCTATGAGCTGGATCTCTAGTACATTCGGCCCATGGTTTAAAGGATTCTTCTCAAGCCTACCGTCTAGTGTACAACATACTTTAACTGGACTATGGGATCTAATTAAACAATTCGCTTCATCAATCGGATCAAGCTTTAAAGACACCAATTTCTCATTTAAGAACTTTGGAGAGGTTGTCGATTCTGTAAGTAAGGGTGTTAAGAAAGCCCTTGAAGAGATTGGGAAAGTCCTTAAGAAGATCTGGGACGGCTTTAAAGATCTGTTTAAGGTTACTGGTGTATCTGCTGATGAACTTACAGAGGCTGACTTCGGAGATCGTAAGATGAAAGAAGCCGAAGCCGGAATGAACCGTTTGGGCGATAGCGTAGATCGTGTACATGAAAAGAGTAAAGGCGTCTTTGCAAGTATCGGTGATATGGCCAAACTTCTTGGCGAAACATTCAGTGCAGTATTAGCGCCTTTTAACAAAGCAGATTCTGCGGCAGTTGGTAAGATTCTTACATTGGCCGCGGCGATTATTGTGCTTTGGAATACTCGTAAGAAAGTGCTCGGCATTAAAGACATGTTCCGTGAATTCGGTAAAGGTATTTTCGAAGGGGCTAACTCCGTAACAGGATCTCTTACGAATATGTTTAAAGCTATTAGCGGACACTTTAAAGCTAAGGCTAAATTCCAAAATATTAAATCCTTTGCATTAGCTATTGCAACTTTAACAGGTTCTCTGTTAGTCCTAGCTATGATTCCTGCTGATAAACTTCAACGAGGGGTTCTTGGGCTTGTAGCAGTTCTTGGCGCGTTTGAAGTGTTCTACTTAACATTGTCAATGACAACCAAGAAGTTCGACCAAAGCAAAGTTCAAAATGCTAAAGATATGATGCTTGGTATGCTTGGCGTAGCAGGCTCTATTCTTATGATCTCTGGATCTGTAATGCTGCTAGGTAAGTTGGATGGAAATTCTCTTACGAAAGGTCTTTTCTCTGCCGGTGTTATTCTGGTTGCAATGGGCGGCTTGATGGCTATAATGGCACATATGCAACGAAATGCTAAAGGGTTTGACGGTGGTTCTGCTAAGATTTCCATTGGTATCTTAACCTTTATCGGATTAGCATATGCGATTAAGAAAGTGGCTAAGGTCGTTAAAGACGTTGGTAGTCTTGATGAAAGTACTCTTAACAAAGGTCTTTATACTGTCGCTACCATTATTGTAGGTATGTCGGCTGTTCTTCTTGCAACTGGTAATCTTAAGGAAGTTAAGACCTCATCTATTCTTACCTTTATTACAATGGCTAAAGCTGTAGGGGGTATCTCTAAAGCAGTAGCTGAACTTGGATCTCTTGATACCGATGTTCTTCTTAAAGGTGGAGCGGCAGTCGCTATCATGCTTACTGTTATTGCCGGTATTGCATTAGCATTTAGTAAACTAGATAATACTAAGCAATCATTTACTAAGAATGCTCTTGTTATGTTTGGTGGTATTGCTGGAATGTTGTATATGATGCGTAGCTTAGCGCAAAGCATCGGTACAATGAAGAATCCAGATGCTATTGTACAAGCTCTTGGTGCTATGGCTGTTGTAACAGCGGCATTTGGTGCTTTGGCGATGGTTCTTCAGAAGAACAATATCGGAGATAAGGGCATAAACGAAGGTATTAAGAACTTAGCGGTTCTCTCAGGTTCCGTCCTGGTTGCTTCTGCGGGGCTTCTTCTTCTAAGTAAGATGGAAGGTAGCTTCCTTAAAACCGTTGGTGCCTGTCTTGCGCTTGTTGGTGTGGTTTATGCCTTTGTTAAGATCGGGCAAGCCGCTCAGAACATCAAAAAAGAAGGTATTATAGGTCTTGCCGCAACTGTCGGGGCATTGATGGTTTCGGTATATGCTCTGAAAGAGTTGACTACTATACCAGTGGACCATATTCTAACTCAAGCACTTGTTCTAGTTGGAGTTGTTGGTGCAATCGCTACTATTGGCGGTTTACTTGGTAAGGTTGGAGGTTTTGAAGCTATCGCAGGACTTACTGCACTTGGCACATCTCTTCTTATGATTGGTGGTGCTATCGGTATCGCATCTGCTGGTATCGGCTACTTCTTGCAAGGAATTGCTTCTGTTATAGACGCTATTACTAGACTTATTGATACTGTATCACGACTCGGTAAAGAGGGTGGTGAAAACTTCCGTAAGTTCTTTGCTGAGGCATCTAAGTCATCTGGCGATATCGCTGAAGTTGTTGCTGGTATGGCAGAAGGTATGGTTGTCGGTATGGTCCGCGGTATTAGCGGTAATATCGGTAAGTTTATTGAAATCGGTGTTCAACTAATTAAAGGCATTATCATTGGTCTAGGTCAAGCGGCTGGTGATATTGCTAATGCTCTTATTGAGATCGTAGCGAATGCTGTTGAAGGACTGATTAATCGAATTCCGCAATTTGTTATTAATATCACGGATGCCTTACTACGGGGTATTCAACAGATTGCCCAATGGTTCCGCAATAACCGTAATGTTATTGCAGTGGCTATCCTTGAGATGTTCGAAGCAATGTCTGAGGTTATTATTGAGGCAGTTTCATCTCTTATCGGTATGATCTTGGATCTTCTAAGTAACATTCCTTTGATTGGTGGCATGTTTGAAGACGCCAAGAAGGGTATGGAAGACATGGTCGAGGGTTGGCTAAATATGCAACGTAAGGCCGTGGATAGCGCTAAGAAGTATGCTGAGATTGTTACTACCGAAGGTATTACCAAAGCCATTGAAACAATGGATAAACTCGGTCCTGCTGAGATGGCCGCGGCTATGCGCTTTGCTGGCAACGCTAAAGACGGGCTAGAATACTTCAAGATAATCTGTTCACAACTCGGTATTCAAGGTGCTGACGAATTCATTAATGGTCTTAAGAACAAGACAATCGACGCCAATGCCGCAGGTAAACTCTTTGCTAAGATGGTTGAGATGGGTATGTCTGAAGCTCAAGTCAAACAGATCGCTGAAAAAGCGGGGTATGACTACGCTAACGGTGTACTTACAGCTAAGCCTGAAGTTAAGACCAATGCTGATGATATCAAGAAAACCCTTGAACAAGGACTTGGTGGCGACGGTAGCTTCGATCTAAGCTTACTTGAAGGAGCGTTCGGTAAACTCAACGAACACCTGGGTGGTAAACTTGATATGACCAAGGCTCTAGCTGGGCTTAAGTCTGGTCAAATCCCTCAAGAGATGATCCAGAAAATGGCGGAGGGTAATTTCGAAGGCCTATCGGCAGAACAAATACAACAATATTTGTCTGGATTCGATGGCGCTTCTGAATCTGCAGGTCAGAGAGCACAAGAGGTTAAAGCCGCTGTAGAAACAGGTCTTTCTGGAAATGGTAATTTCGATGTTAGTCTTGTAACGCAAGCCTTTACTAACTTAGATACATATTTAGGCGGACGCTTAGATGTTACTCTGGCACTGGCGGCACTTAAAACCGGAAACATCCCACCTGCGATGCTTGCTGAGTTAGCTAAGGGCGACTTCTCTTCAGTTGCTCAAATGCACATGGATAACTTCATGAAGCCTGTTGAAGCGGCTCCTCCTAGAGTAGAAGACAACATCGGTAAGATCAAAGCGTCTGCTCTAACCTCAGTTGACAATATGTATCAAGAGACTAATGGTAAGATCCAAGTTAGTCAAGAAGAAGCTAATCGATTGATCTCAGACTGGTCTAAAGGTAAACAGCTTACTGAGGATGAGATGCAAAAATTAGCTACTATCATTGAGAACTCTCGTGGTAAAGCTAAGGGGGCTGCTGAGAATGTTGCTAGTAGTGCTAATAAAGGATTGGAAACTGTTGATGGTACTCCTGCTGGTCAAAAAGCAGGGGACACGTTCGGTACGGGTATCGAATCTAGAAATAGATTGGCCAGAGATAAGGCCTCCGGTATTGCTTCAGTTGCTGGAGAAAATATGAAGTTTGATGCGTCTGGATCCGGTGCTGCTATTGCTGAATCTTTTGCGGCAGGTCTTGCTGGTGCCCGAGCTACTAATGCTGTATTGGGTGCTGCCGCTCAGCTTGTTGGATTGGCTAAAGCGCACTTACCAAATTCACCAGCTAAGATGGGCCCTTTCTCAGGAGAAGGTTGGCGTAAGGTTAAGCGCTCAGGTATTGCTATTGCAAAAGAGTTCGCATCAGGACTTGGGTCTACCGCTTCATTTAATGCTGTTTCCGAAAGTATGACAGCTATGCAACAATCTATTCAAGACGCTCTTGGTGAAACATCGGAATACCTTGACGATAACATGGAGCTTTCTCCTGTAATCACGCCTGTCTTGGATATGTCTAATGTTGATGGATATACATGGAACGGATCTGGTTATCTTGGACTCACTGGTGCAAATATTAATTATTCGTCGCTTAATCCTACAAGCCGTAGTATTGCTTCTAATCGTTATTCTATTGACGAAGTGGTACGGGGATTGAACAATGTAGACCAAAAATTGGCGACGCTTACTGAGAACTCTGCTATTGGGAACGACCTCCTTGCTCAAGGACAAGTCAACCCAATTTACTTGGATAAAGATCTTGTAAACCGTGCGTTGGCGCCAGGAATGGCAGATGCGCAACGGACTTACAGTGATCGATTAAATATGTTAGATGGAGTGTTACCACGATTATGAGAGATGAATCATACTTCTCTATAATCTTTGGTGAAGGAACTGATGCTGTTGATATCGGTAAACTCCTCGATGCCGTAACTAAAGTTGAACGTAATGCTGGTGCTGGTCAGGAACATACATATTCCGCCGGCACTGGCCGTTTTGGTAAGACATGGGTTTCTGGTAGAAGAAGCTCTTATGATATTACCATTGAAGGACAAAAGACAGGGAGCCCTGCTGAGCTATTATCGCTTCGTACGAAACTGGCTCGGGCTCTTGATTGTCCTGATGGGCCAAAGAAATTACAGTTTGATGACCAGGATGGTAAATACTACCTTGCTGTGACATCAGGTCAACCTAAGTTCACTGAGGATTTACAAAAGAGTCAGGCTACGGTGTCTATTTCATTTGAAGTTCCGGATGGTTTATTACATTCCGAACTCACAAAGGTACTGACATCGAAGACCAACTCTCCAGATATTGGTTCCCTTACTAAAGAGGGGAATATTGTCAAAATGACTTTAAATAATGCAGGAAGTGCACCAGCATATCCTCGCATTAGAATTAAGAACGCTGGAACTAACGGTTGGATTGGTATTGTTAATAAAAACGGTGTGATGGAAATTGGTACAAGCTCCTCAGGAAGAGACGGTGCGGTAACTGCTTCTGGATCATATGACCAATCGCAACTTCTTCTTAACTTAACACCAAACGACTCTGCTGGATGGCGTAAAGGTGTAAATATTGGCGGGAAACTTAGCTCACAGTCTCCTTTAACCGTAGCTAGTCACGCTGAGATCAGCGACCTAACACTTGACTGGGCACCACGAGATGAAGGTAGTGTTGGCTATCCTTGTCCTGGTTTACACTGGACTCGTTCCGGGTCTAAAGGTATCGGTCAAGACTGGGGGTGCGCTGTATATGAGTATACTCTACCTGCGGATAAGAACAATGTTAAAGGTGCTAAGAACTTCCGTTGCGACTTTAACCTAAAACTCTGGGCGTCTAAAATTGGTCAAACCGGTCTGTTGGCGATTATGTTCATGGACGACAATGACCGACTTATCTGTGCTTATAGTTTGGATAAATACACAACTGATAGTGATAAGGTTGTACAAGTCTTCACTACAACCGATATTCACAAACTACCTCGTGAAGAGAATGAATTCGGATCTAATAACAACGAGCCAGGTCAACAACGGCCCAACCCTGCCTTTAACAGCAGAACAGGTAATGCCTATGTTATTAAGGATGGTCCAAAATTCACATATGGATATAACGGCATTCCTAAGACTATTGTTGATGCTACCAAGGAGAACTTGGAATGTACTAAGATCTGGGTTCTTTATGGTAGAGCACGGAGTGAGAGACCAGGTACTGGCCATTTGGATACACTATGCGTACAATCACTTAAATTCCAAAAGACTAATGTACAACGCTACGACCTTGTTCCTAACAAGTATAACGCTGGTAGTGAACTTGTGGTTGATATGTATGAAGGTAAAATCTCATATATCTCTGATCCAGAGGCATCTAGCCAAGGGGTCGGTGCAGAAGGAGATCTGGCAAATGGATCTCGATACTTTGCAATTCCTCCCGGGGAGTCGCAACTTGAAATTCATTCTTCCGGATTCGTTACAACAGCCCCTGAGGTTATTGTAGAGTGGGAAGAAGCATGGCTATAAGAAAGGAGGCCGAAACTTCAAAATGAATGTAAAACCTGCATGGCAGTTAGCAGTTCATGATAACGCAATGAACATTGTTGACCATATTAACAACGATGTTCCGGGTTCTCTGAAATATTACGATGAAGAGTTCCATCAATACTGCGGTAAGGGTTCGGCTACCTTTACTTTTACTGTCGATAAATATTCAAACGGTGTTCTAAATGAACGTATAGCCAACCTCACTACAGAGTCCTATATTTCTTTCCATGAAGATGATATTGACTATGTGTTTAACGTAATGACTCGTAGAGAAACCGACTATACTATTACATTGGAATGCGTTACAACTAACTTAGAGTTACTTAACGAGAAGGTTGTCGCTTATGAGAGCAAGGATGCTAAGTCATTCTTAGACTATATCGAAGCTATGCAGCTCTTTAAATTTACTCGTATTGAATTGGGCATTTGTGAAATTCGTAATACCAAACAAACACTCAAGTTCGAATCTGACGATGACACATGTCTGGCTCGGATTCTTAAACTCGTTGAAGCGTTTGATGGTGAGATGGAGATTATAACCAAACTTACCGATGGTGGCCAGATTGATAAGTACATACTTAATGTTTATAAATCTCGCAATGTCGCAAAAGATAATGAACCTGGTTTAGGACGAGTTCGTACTGATATTCGGCTACAGATGGGTCGAGATGTCGCTTCTGTTATTAAGAAAGAAGATAAGACTAATCTCTTCTCTGCTATCCGGATGCGGAACAAAGACGGCGCATATATTACTTTCCCTAACTCTCGTGAGATCAAGGCTGCAGACGGTACACACGTTGAGATGTACTGTAACCGGGGGTCTCATACAATCTATGCCCCTATCTCTGCTAAGTTGTATCCGTCAGTTAACAAACGGGATAACTGTGACCCATGGATTGTTCGTGATGTTAAAACGGAGTTCACTAACGCAGATGAAGCATGGGCTTACGGGGTTAAGATGCTACGTAACTATATGTATCCTATTACAACATGGGAAATCAGTCTTAACTCTGCTATGGTTCTTCAACGTTACGATATCAAGATTGGTGATGTAATCTTCATGACCGATGAGAACTTTGTCGGCGGATTGCTTATCAGAGCTCGTGTCGTTGAAATGGTTCGCTGTTCTACAGATCATAATAAGACTAAGCTCACATTGTCTAATGTCGTTGCTATTCGACCAACTAACAACTCAACGTTGATGAATACAATGTCACGGATGATCAATGATGCTCAACCTTTCAAAATGACTGTAAAAACTACAGGACCTACTATGTTCCGTGAGCTGACAGATAGCTGTGAACTTATTCCTACTTTATATAAGGGCAAATCTGAAGTTACAGATGTCGATTTCAGTTACTTCATTGACAATAACCTTGCTGGTAGCGGAACTAGGTTCAGGGCATCAAGGTCTAATATCGGTACTAGCGGTAATGCGCTAATTACTATTCAGGCTTGGGTTCAAGGCCAGATGGTTGAGTTCCAAGATGTAACAATCGCTACTGTAAATGATGGGGTATCTCCTGTTCTTACAGTGATTGAGTCGAGTAACGGTGATGTGTTTAAGAACGGTATCATCAACACTGTGCTGACTGCTAAGCTGTTTAGAGACGATGTCGAGATTGACACTAGGGGTGAAGCCTTTAACTATATTTGGACTAAGACCAATTCTAATGGTGAAGTTGATGAACCATGGGGTCAGCGTCCGGAGTCTAAAGTTAAGAGTGTTAGTGTCACTCGTATTGACGTCGAAGATAAAGCGACTTTTTCAGTTGCTGTTGTAACTAAGTAAGGAGGTGGTATAATGAGTTTAATTTCAACTAGTCAGATTACTATTGTCGATTTAGATGACGGCAGAACCCAGTATACGCACCTTGCTTGGTGTAACTTTACTGCTAATATTAGTGAAAAGGGAGACAACGCGTATAACGCATTTACTAAAGATCCGGAAGAAGGGCGCGTATTAACTCATATAGGTATATACCAAGATTTCAATTTCGCAGGTAGTGACCGTCCTGAAGATTATCATTGGTCTCGATGGCTGGGTCAAGACGGAAGCTCTGGTACACCTGGTAAGCCTGGTGCTGATGGCCGAACTCCGTATGTCCACTTCGCTTATGCTGATAGCGTAGATGGGTATACTGGATTTACTACGGCCGAAGTATACACGCCAGCTCAGGATATTGACTCAGAACCAACTAAGGTTAAAGTCGATGTAAGCAAGAAACTCTACATGGGTACATATACCGACTATACTGAAGAAGATTCGAATGACCCGGCAAGATACCACTGGCAGAAAGTACGTGGTGCTGATGGTGCTAACGGTACACCTGGTAAGCCTGGTGCTGATGGTCGTACTCCATATGTTCACTTTGCTTATGCTGACTCTGCTGATGGTAGAACCGGATTTACTGTATATGGTGACCCTAATAAGCGGTATATGGGTACTTACACCGACTTTGAAAAAGCCGATAGTACAGACCCTACCAAGTACAAATGGTCTCTTATAAAAGGCGCAGATGGTGCTAACGGTGCGCCAGGTCCTCAGGGTGTGCAAGGTTTACAAGGTCCTAAAGGTGACCAAGGTATTCCTGGTCAGAGAGGGGCTGACGGTAGAACTCAATACACCCACATCGCTTATGCTGACAATGCCTATGGTAACGGGTTTAGTCAGACTGCAACCGGCAAAGCCTACATTGGTATCTACCAAGACTTTAACCCTACTGACAGCACTACTCCGTCTGCTTATCGATGGACGAAGTGGAAAGGTGACGATGGGGCTAACGGTATTCCTGGTCCTAAAGGTACTGACGGTAAGACGCCGTATATTCACTTTGCCTATGCTAATTCGGCTAATGGTACTAGTGGATTCAGTGTCAGTGACGCTACGAACAAAGAGTATATTGGTACCTACACCGACTTTACAGAAGCTGACAGTACTAACCCTAATGTCTACAAATGGACTAAGGTTAAAGGTGCTGATGGTGCTAAAGGTGACCGTGGTGAAAAAGGTGATCAAGGTGTTCAAGGCCCTGCTGGTCCGGCTGGTCCACAAGGTATTCAAGGTCTGCAAGGCCCTAAGGGGGATCAGGGTATTCCTGGCCCTAGAGGTGTAGACGGGTTAACACAATACACACACATCGCATATTCTGATGCTGATGACGGACGTATTGGCTTCAGTCAGACAGACTCTAACAAGCCTTTTATTGGTCTCTATCAAGACTTTATTCGTGAGGATAGTCCTGAGCCAAGCAAATATCGCTGGACAAGGTGGAAAGGTCAAGACGGCGAGCAAGGACTTCCTGGTAAGCCTGGTGCTGATGGTCGTACTCCATACGTTCACTTTGCCTATGCCAATAGTGCAGACGGTAGATCTGACTTCAGCTTAGCAAATTCTAGCGGTAAGAAGTATATCGGTACTTATACCGACTACGAACAAGGTGATAGCAGTGACCCTGGCCGATATAAATGGGTATCCTTGAACGGAGATCTAGTTATCGGTGGTCGTAATCTTTGGATTAATAGTAAAGCTACTGGCTACGCTGCTATAGAGAGACTTCCAGAAAACCATATAACCGGTCAGACTGAGTGTTTTCGATTAGAGTCGAAACCAGAAAAAAGGGGTGTATTTTTCAATATAGCACCCGAGTTTACAAGTAGACTCTATACGACAGTCACAATGAGTTGCTGGGTGAAATATGAGAATGTAAAACGCGGTAAATACGGCTGGACAAATTTTAATGTCTTTAAATCAGGAGGACTTTGGAGACGTAACTCTAAGTCCGGAGCTGTGTCTTCAGCGGATTATCCTGGGATGTTTGGTTTCACGGGTAGCTCTGACTGGATTAGACTTGAAAAAGTTTATAACTTCGGATGGGATACAAGATATGACCAGCTAAGAACAGACCTAAGAATCATACTAGAAGATACTGAATCAGGTACCGCCTGGGTCACTGGTGTCAAAGTCGAGATCGGTAACACTGCGACTGACTACTCTGTTGCCCAAGAGGATATAGATAGTGCTATTGCTTCTAAAGCCGACCAGTTACTGACCCAAGACCAGATCAACCAACTCTCTGAACGCAATGCGCTTCTCAAAGCTGAGCTAGATGCAAAGGCTACTCAGGAAGTCGTTGACGAGTGGATCAACCAAGTTCATAACCTTATGGATATTGAAGAGGCTGGTCGAAAAGACGCCGAGCAAGCCGCTATTCGAGCTAGTGAGCGTATCACTGAGTTGCAGAACAAAGTTGGTGAACTTAAGATCGTGACTGAGTTCGTTAACACTTACATGTCGCAATCTGAAGAAGGGATCATTGTAGGTCAGAAAGATGGTTCTTCAAAAGTTCTAGTATCAACAGATCGCATCTCTTTCATATCTGGGGGTAAAGAGGTGGCATCAATCTCTCAAGGTGTGTTACAAATTGATAACGGGGTGTTCGTCAAATCGCTTCGTATCGGTCGATTTGTTACAATGCAAGACCCGTCAAATCCTGATAGAAATATAACATTATATGTAGGAGGTGCATAGCAAATGGTAGTAGTAAACTTCTCCGGTCCTTGGGCTGGGGATGTACAATTAGAATTATGGTCTGATTGGAATGTTCAGAAACCTGAGCAGAATGCGTCGCTTGTCAATGTGCAAGTTCGGTTAATTTCCTCAGGTGGGGGTCAGATCTTCTCAGGGAATGGCGGTAAACGTCTATGGTTGAATGTTGGTGGTATAGAAGAACATTACGACATCGACCCCGTTATTGGGAAAAACCAGAAGCGTAATATCTTCGGTAAAGACTACCTTATCCCACACAACCCGGATGGTACTAAGACGATTACTGTATCCTGTGAGTATGTCGTTAACTTGGGCGGGTATGGTACTGCGAAAGCACAGTTTACACTCAAACTTAAGGATATTTTCAAGGGTAGTAAAGGTAAGGACGTATCTGGTACAATAGGTAGTCCTGTAACTCTCTCAGTTGATCGTAATGATACAAGGTATACACATGCTGTAGAAGCGGAGTTTGGTAATTGGAAACAGAATATAAATGGCGATAGTCGATTCGTTTCTACTTACAACTGGACGCCGCCTATGGAGTTGTGTAATCAGGTTCCTAATTCTGATAAGGGCGTTGGTAAGGTTAGGTATATAACTTACCAAAATGGTAAAGAGATTGCTAGGGACGAGAAAAACTTAACATTAGCGGTTCCGGCATCAGTCAAGCCTACGTTATCGTCATTTTCAGTCCGGGATACCAATACTGCTGTCAACAACTTGCTGGGTGATAATAAGTTTGTTTCGGTTCTATCCAACCTGCAAGTCGATTTCTCTAAAGGAACTGGAGCATATGGATCGACCATATCTAGTTATTCAGCAACTATTGTTGGTAAACCAAACTCTACTTATAATGAAGATGGTGTTATTGGTAGTATTGAGATGGTTGGTAACGCTGTTGTAGAGGCGACTGTTACAGATAGTCGAGGTCGGACTAGTGAACCTAAACGAGTTAGTATCGAGTTCCTTGATTACTTCTTACCTCAGATCAGTTTTGAGGCTAAACGGGTTGGTGCTAACGGAGAGCAGATCCAAGTTATTCGTAATGCTAAAGTGGCACCTCTCCCAATGAATGGTAGTCAGAGAAATACAATGCGAATATCCTTTAAGGTTGCACCGTTTGGATCTAATACCTTCAGTGAGAACAACGGCCCTGCTAATACCATGTTTACTAGTATATCTCAGATCACCAACTCAGCCGCTAACCTAGATGGTACTTTCTCTTCTGGTAGCTCTTATGTTATCATAGGGACTGTTCAAGATAAATTTACTAGCTCGGAGTTCAGGGTTGAAGTCCCAACGAGATCTGTACTCATGTCTATGGACCAAACTGGGGTCGGTATTGGTAAGATACGGGAACGTGGTGTTCTTGATGTTGCTGGTGACGTGTATGCTTCAGGTCAGTTGAACGTAAATGGTATTCGTGTTGGTAACAAAACTATTCAGCAGTACCCTCTTACGTCTCTAGAGGGTCGAATTCAAGACGTTCGATGGTCTAGGAAAGACTATAACACCTTTACTGAAACTGGTCTTTACATGGTATATGGTAAAGACGGAGGTGCAAAAAACGGGCCTGATACTAAGAAACACGGCCTGCTTGAAGTATATGCCTTAAACCACCGGGAGCTCTTCCAGCGGTTCATGGATGACCGTCTAAACACCTGGATTCGATGGCGAGACTGGGGTAATAACTGGACTGAATGGGAACAGACTTACGTGTGTAAGGCAGATATTCCTGCCCCTGTTGTAGAAAAGCCTAAGTTTATTCATAAGGACTTTACTGATAATATTCCTTATAAACTCCCGGCGACAATCACCAGAAGCGGTGACTTAGTTACTATCCACATACCTAGAACAATCAAGACTATCGTGCAACGGGTCGAAAACTTCGTATGTCCTGAGACAATACCAGTAGGCTTCAGACCAACTAATGTCGCTACTATGATATTAGCGCTGAACGAGTCTGCTAATTTCCTAGGTAACGCTATGTATTATTTCCACCCAGACGGCTCTATACGTATTACTACAGGTATTACTAAAACCGCTGTATATACGGGGACTATCACCTACATTACAACAGACCCGTTCCCAGATAAATAAGGTACCCACCATACAACTATAATTAAGAAAGGAGATTTAAGTGTCTAAACTAGAATTTAAATCTAAATCGTTGGACTATGATCCAACTAACAACAAGCAAACTCATGTCATTCTTGTTGACGATAATAACTCAGTAGTCAACGTGTTCTTAGAGGAGGCGGCTATTGACCTAAGCAACGCTGAGTTGTATAAGTTAGCTATGCAAAAGCATTATGACATCAACTTCCCTAAAAAGGCTGAGAATGAGCGATTTGAAAAAGTCGATGAGAAACTTGGTTCTATGGATGACGCAATGGATGTCCTTGTCGCATTTGCGGTATCTATTCAAGGGAATATGAACCTGCCTGCATATCGCCGAATCGCATCTGTAGCGAAACCATTAGTCAATGGTAAGCGATATAACAATGGCGATGTTGTTGTAATGCCGTATCCGTATGACACGAACACTAAATGGCCTAAAGATACTCCAACCCTGTTCAGTTTCACAATGCAATCAGGGGAAGGATATAACTATAAAGGTCAAAAGCTAGCTGAAATGCTCCAACAAGGAGTACTTAGCGTGGTTATGCCACGTATTGAATAGAGAGGGAATATGCAAGAAAAAGAGTTAATGCATTGGTTTATAACTGTCGTTATTCCAATCGTTATTAGTATGGGTAGCTTCTACATTTCCTCTAAAAACCGGGCGGCTGATTTAGAACACCGTCTAACCGAGCTTGAAGTATCAGACAAACATAATGAAAAACTTATGGATAGTCATACCTTGAGATTGGACAAGTATGAAGAGGAACAGAAGATTATTCGGGCTTTAGTAGAACGAATGGATTACATGAACGAGAGTCTTAAATCAGTAAAGACGGATATGGACGAGATCAAAGTGCTTGTCCGTAGCTACACAGAATCACGAGGTAACAATAAATGAAACTTTCAAATGAACAATACAATACTGCTAAATTCATCTTACTCAACGTAGTACCAGCCCTAGTAACTTTGATTGCTGGGCTTGGTGTGTTGTATGGGTTTGATGCAACTAAGATCACTGCGACAATCGGTCTCTTTGCGACCTTCGCAGGTTCTGTACTTATGATCTCTACAAAACGTTATAACGAAGCGCAAGCCGCTGAAGACGACGGACGTTAATAAAAGGAGAGCTTGATGGCAACTCGATCTGAGGTACTTACTTGGGTTCGTAGTCTTGCCGACCGTGGTATCGGGGTTGATGCAGATGGTGCTTATGGTATGCAATGTGTCGACCTCCCTAACATGGTCGCTCAGAAGTTCTTTGGGCGTGCTATGTGGGGTAATGGTATTGATATGTTAAAAGCTGGACAGGGTCTAGGCTGGCGTACAACAGGCGGTAATGAGCCACCTCATGCTGGTGCTATATTCTGTATGCGGGTATCTTACCACGGCTACGGTCATACCGGTATTGTAGTTGGCGAACCTGATGGTAACGGTAACTTCCAGACTGTCGAACAGAATGTTGACGGTGGAATGAGTGGGGGTCCTGCTCGGTACCGTACAAGAAGTTTAGGTAACCCAACAGAAAACATTATCGGATTTATATATCCTCCATATTCTGACGGACTAGGATCTACTGGTGGCGGTGGAGGAGGATCAGGCGAAGGAGAAACTATGGACTTTACATTTATGATTGGTGGAGAGGCGGCTTGGAACTCAAGAACCATCTATTACTATAATGGTGCGGTTAATGAGGTACAACCAATCCACAACATGGAAGAACTGAAATATCTTCGAGCTATTTATCAAGACACTCATGGACGAAGCTTAAAACATTACGAGTGGAATACATCTGCGCCAGTATATCATCGTATATTTGGGGTTGTTCGACCTACAACTAGGGATGAAAGTACAAAACCTGCATTGAGGTATTGATATGAGTATGTGTTTTACATTCCGTATTGAGGGACGTGACCCTGGACAACCTTATTTGCATGGTTGGGATCCTCGCAAAGTATATTTCTATAACGGTGATGATAACGAGATTATCTATATCGAGAATGAAGATATCTTAGCAAGACTCCGAGAGGTGTACAAGGAATCTAGGGGTCGAGATCTAGTTCATTATGTATGGACTACAAACGCTCCTGTATTTATACGGATATTTGGTGTATTAAGACCGAATGACGGTACTGGGGTTAAGCGAGAAGGACTAGAAGCGTTAAATCGTAAGATTGCTGAGTACGAAGACGCTTATTGGAAACCAACCCACTTTATGCCTAAGGTAGCTTTGCATATCCGGAAAGAGCCCACTAGAACAAGTGAGTCCTTAGGGGTATGTGATATAAACCGTAAGTATAAAGTCCTTGAGACAGTTACACAATGTGACTGGCACTGGGCTAAGATCAACCACAACGGTATTGTCGGCTGGATTGCTATGGGTGATATAACCGGGGAATGGTATGGTGAGAAATTCAATGAGCCTAATATATATATACCCGACCCTACGAAGTATGATCCGCTATAGCTCGATAAGGGCGTTGATAGGGTAAAACTTACAACGCTCATTTTTTTTTTTTTATTTTTTACAGTTCTCTATATAGAAAGAGAGGTAATTAACTATGGAAATCGTAGATAAAGTATTAGAAGCTGGTTATTATTTAAAAGGCTATGCTATTTGTAAAGAGGTTAATAGAAAAATACCGTACTCTATATTAGCTAGAGATAACTGTAACGATATCCTTACATGTATTAAAAACAAGGAAAAAGTACGCGATCTTGATTTTGAAGTAGAATTTGAGTATTGCTTATCTGAAATTACTTGTATAGTATATAAATGGGGTAAAGCGGACGGTATCTTTAGAAAACATAAAGAACGTATTCAAATAAAGAAACTCGATTTACAGATGGAAAGATTAGCTGAATTATATTTGAAGGCACTTTTAATGCTAATGGACTAAGATATCTAGGGTAGATTTTACTACCCTTTCTTTTTTTTTTCAAAAATTTACTTTCTACTATATAGAAAGAGAGGATAATATCATGAAATATTATGTAAATGTAAATACTTGGATTGATGAAGAAGATTTACTCTTCCAATGCAAAATGGCTATGTACACTAAAGATTGTGTTATGGATGCTATGCGGGAATACTTTGGTTCTCGTATGACACGAAAAGCGCGTTACTTAGTAGAAAAGCAATATGCTTGGATGGGTAAATTTATCAAGAATCCAAATTTGTTATTTGGACATATGATCAGTTATTACGGATTGAAAGCTGAAAAAGAACTAGGAATGACACCTGAAGATAAAGCTGAATTACAGGTCATCGGAGCACGCTTGCTTTCTGAGTTGCCAAAAGAGCAACAACAAGAAGCAACCTTGCTATTGATGAGCAAAGTAAAAATCGCTTAATCAGATGGAGGTCTGCCCTCCTTCTTTTTTTTTCAAATTTTTACACTCTACTATATAGAATAGATAAATTATATATTGGAGGAAAATAAAATGGCAATTATCATTATCACATTGGTATTTTTGTTCGTACTTAATAGAGGTATTGTATCTATTATAAAAGGATTTGGTGAATTTCTTTTGAAATTATTCGGTAAAGCCGATTAACTCAAAGGGAACAACCAAGTTCCTTTTTTTTTTACTTAAGGAGGTAAATAAGATGACTAAGAAAGATGAACGTGATATGGGGTTCTGGGAAACCTTGCTAGCTATATTCTTGCTAGATTGGTTATTCTAAAATAATTACAATCCACTATATAGAATAAATATTTTGGAGGATTTTATAATGAATAAAATTATGCAAATGCGTATGGAAATGCGCGATGAAGTTAAGAAGGTTATCGCTAATAAAGCTGATGCGATCGACGATCTTATTACTGATCGTTATATGAAAGACCCTAACGCGTATGTTAATATCAACGTTACTGATATTGCAGACGCTTTAGGTGTTTCTAAATATAGCGTACAGAATAACATCGATTTGATCCAAACGGTTATTATCGAGAAATTCGGCTACATCGTCGTCCCATTCGTAGATGACGATTTTGATATTGTAATCTCACTAGGGATTAGATTCTAAGAAGGACGCTGGGTAATTTACTCAGCTTTCTTTTTTTTTTTGAAAAGGAGGAGCTTATGAAAAGAGAAGCAACTGTCAAATTCATTTTTGGCTTTATTATATCATGCCTGGTATCTGCGCTTGTGGGTATTTCTATTTGGTTTGGTTATACCATGGCCTATATGAAGTATCAGCCACTACAACAGGAAAAGGACATGTATAAAAGCCGTTGGGAGATCAGAGATAAAGCCGCGACCTACTACTATCAACAGTATAAGGATGTTAAGGAAAAGTATGATCTCATTAAAAAGGTAAATGAAACTAAAAACAAATAGGGGGTATTTATTATGTACGATAAAGGAAATTGCTACTTGAAGACAATGGAAGAAAACTGGGAACAAATTCGACGTGACTCAGATAAAAGAAGATACCTTAGTGTTGATGTGACACGTATCCTAAATAAGGTCCAAAACATGATAAATACCTTTAAACCGTATAGTATGGAGACCCTTACCGAACCATTAACCGTTTGCCTGTCATCGGCATATTTGAATAAGATCTATGAAGAGCAAGGAGTCCCT